TGGAATACACAAACGGAGAAGATAGGATTTTGTATATAAAATACTTAGGTGCGTGGTTGCCCGTTGCTTGTTTAACGGGTAACGGTATTTCTGAAAATTCTGAAATGCTGCCAACCACTACACGAGATAACAACGGGTGGCAAACATCACGCCCAATGATGCAATCCTATACTATTAGTTTTGACGGGTTACAAATAAATACAACGGTTGCGGGTGGAACTTTTACGGTAGCAAGTTATGATAGATTGAAACAATTAAAAAGAAGTAAGACGCTTTTAGATTGGAAAATTCAAGGTTCAGTATTTCCTATTGTTGACTATGGTAAGGCTTATATTAACGAATTATCGGAAGCCTCAAATGTTGGCGAATATTTAACCTTTTCGGGTTCGATGGTTGGTTACGGTATTCCGTTAACAAGAACAGTAGGGGAATTTGTATTGAATGACGGTGACCCTGAGGTAATTGTAGTAACGAATGAAGATGCAAACTTTATAATTAAAACAACAGAATAATGGCAATTAATCCAGCAGAAATAACCACTATCAGGGTTGGCGAACTACCTACGGGAACTATAACTTTAACGTCTAAATTGGCGGTTGAAAACGGTACTGATTTGCAACAAGTAACGGGACAAGACGTTGTAGATTTTATTAACACAAACTCAAACGCCTTTCAATTTGAGGTAAGGGATTTATGGGTTAACCAAACTTACATTGATACATATTTCGACAATACGGGTTTAGGTTCAGGAATACACGAAGGGTGGGCAATTTGCAACGGGCAAAACGGAACGCCTCCGATGGACGGTTTAGTTAGTATTGGTTACGGTAACAACTATTCTGTTATTGGGGCTTTTGGAGGCTCTAAAGATGCAGTCGTTGTTGAGCACACTCACACTTTTATTGGTTCAGAGGACAACACACCAAAACCAGGTAATTTAATTTGTGAGAACTCGACGGGTTCGACGGGTGTACAAAGTTCACTAAGCACCGTCGGGGTTTCGGGTGTTAACAAAAATATGCAACCTTATATCGTACTTTTAAAAATAATGAAACTATAACAATATGGCAATTAATCCAGCAAACATTACAACGATTAGAGTAGACCAATTAACTAATGCGGGTTTAACTTTAGATAGTCTTTTTCCGCATACGGTTGGAACGGAGTTAACCTCTTCAACTATTGAAAGTTTGGTTACCTTAGTCGCTTCGGCTATTGGTTCAACTGATGCAGTAGGTTTTTTGCCTATTTCAGTTACAGACGGGCAACAATTACCTGATGTGCCTACCAATCCTGGCTTCTTTTTATGCGGTGCGGGTACTTACTTAAACATTAACGGCTTTGCTGATTTGATTTGTACAGAGGCATTAAATGCTATTATGTCAGTTGATGACCATTGGGAAATAGCCGTACAAATCCCCGTAACGCCACTATCAGGAACGGTGCAAACGGTAACGGGTTCGGCAGTAGATAATACCGACCCTTTAAACCCCGTTGTAAATTTAGGGAGTGGCACCACCCCCACATTGCAAGAGGTTACGACGGAGGGGAATATTACGGATGTAGGTATTGAGTTAGACAATAGCGGTGGCGAAATCGGAGTGTTTGGTACTTACGGCACAGACCAAATAGGTTTTTTTATAGATGATGCGGGAGCCATAAGCATAAAAGTTTCTGACGGGGCGGGAGATATAACATCGTATCAATTTGGTGTTGATGCTTTTGATTTTCAAAACGCAACAAGTGTAATGGTAAACGGTGTCGATTACCCACTCCCTAACGGTGCAAGTTCACAAATCGCAACTTTAGCAGACATCACGGGCGGAGTTTCAGACGGCGACAAAGGCGATATTACCGTTTCGGGTTCTGGAACGGTTTGGACTATTGATAACGGTTTGGATGCGACTAAAATTGCAGACGGTAGCGTTTCAAATACAGAGTTTCAGAGGTTAGACGGTGTGACGGGGAATATACAAACGCAGATTGACAGCAAAGAACAAAAAGCCTCGTTTATGTGTTTGAGTGCGCCTTATGTTGGTACTTCGGGAACTGCATTACAAAAAATATTTAACGTTGGTAGTAGCGGAAACGGAGAGTTTAACGCTTTGGCAAATAAGGCTTATGAGTTTACTTGCGAGTTTGATTTAACAGCAATGGCAACAAGTTCGGGAACTTTCTCTTTTGGATTTTTAGGTACTGCAACAATATCTTCATTGACTTGGAAATCGATAGCGGCTAAAGGTGCTTTAGCGACTGCCTCAACCGCTCAAATTACAAGCGCAACGGTAGGAACGGCAACAGTTATAACGGGTTCAAGTGCTTCTACAACTGGCAAAGCTTGTGTTACGGGAGTTATTAGAGTAACTGGTGCAGGTACAATTATCCCTGCTTTTGCGGTTTCAGTTTCAGCAACGCCACAAGTAGAGGCAAACAGTATTTTTATAATTCGTGAGTTAGGTAGCGATACCGTAACAGCTTCAAGTGATATATCGTAATGAGAAACCTACTTCACATATTAATCGGACTTTTAATAGGCTATGTTATGAGCCTAACCTTTGACGGTGTTCCGTTATTAGCACGTTTGTTTTTCGGGGCGCTTTTTAGCGGTGTAGCGGGTACGTGTTGGGAGTGGGGATGGTATATGTACAACCGTTCAAAGATTGACTATAAAGATGTTTTACGAGCGGTTATACCGTGTTTAATTGTAATTATATGGCAGTATATTTAATCGGACTTTTTGCTATTTTCGGCTTTGTAACTTTCAGCGTTTTACACTATTCAAAACGTGAGGTACAACCGTTTGACTACGAGCCTGAATACAACCCCGATTTAAACGATAACGAGGTCGAGTTATGCCGACTGATTAACCAACACAGACTTAATTTAGGCTTAAACGCTGTTATCCCCGAAAAATTAGCAAGTGAAGTTTGCGAAGATAGGATTTATGCGGATATTGCAAACGGGCGTAAACCGTCGCACGTTGGGTGGGAAAACCGTGTTAAGCAATGCAAAGCAAATTTAGGAGGCGAAATATGTAACGCAAACATAAACACCCCACTCGGCTTCTTTATGGAATACCTAAAAAGTAAAGAACATAGGGAATGTATCGAAACGCCTTACTATACCCACATAGGTATTAGCCTTATAGAGAAACGAAATTATTGTATTTTTACAAAGTACTAATGAAATTATTAAAAGACACTTTAACGGTTAATGGTAAGTGGTCGCAAAAAAGAATTATGACTTTTAGTTCTTTTTGGGTGGCTACGGTTTACGCTTTCTTACCAGCGTTTATAGATTTTGAAGTTAAGGAATTTGTATTTTTAGGCTTTGTCGGTGCGGGTGGTTGGTCGTTACTAAGAACACAAAAAGTAAACGAGAATATTAGCGATGGCGGACAAGGAACTTAGCGAAAGATTAGACAGATTAGAAAACCATTTTAAGGTTTATAAAAACGATATGAACGACTTTAAAGATAGTCTTAAAGAAGTGCGTATCTTATTAGGTGGTTCGGCTTTAAACGGTAACAAAGGTTTTATTAAGCTAATGGAAACCATAGAAGAGAAAGTCGATGCTAACCAAATACAGCTAAAGGATATGCAGAAAGATATTGACAGCGTTAAATTTTGGGGGCGTGGTGCAAGTGGTTTGCTATTTGCTTCTGTTTTAGTATTAATTAATTACGTTAAAGATAAATTATGATACACCTAAAATACAGAACACTTTTAAACGGTTACCATATTAATACGCCTTTAAGATTAGCGCACTTCTTAGCGCAAATAGACCACGAAAGCGGAGGGTTTAAACACTTAACCGAATTAGGCAACAGAGCCTATTTTAACAAGTACGAAGGTAGAAAAGATTTAGGTAATACCGAAGCGGGCGACGGTTTTAGATTTAGAGGGCGTGGTTACATTCAAGTAACGGGGCGTTATAACTACCTACAACTTTCAAAAGACACGGGGATTGATTTTGTAAACAACCCCGATTTATTAGCTACCGAAGTAAATGCTATTGTTTCCGCTTGTTGGTTTTGGAGTAAACGAAAACTTAATGCTTTAGCCGACAAAGACGATTTGATAGGCATTACAAAACGTGTGAACGGTGGAATTAATGGTTTAGACGATAGGCGCAATAAGTTGGCTAAATGGAAAAAACTCCTTGCCGTTTAATATGTTTGCCATTACACGCAAAAAGATACTATTTGTATAAAATAACATACTTTTTATACCGATAGGGTGCAATCTGATAAAAATAAGCGCATTTCTTATCATATCGGGTATAATAAGCGCATTTAATTATAACAAACACACAACGCCTAAATATAAAATCTCAACTTTATACGTGCCTGATGAATAGTTAGCGTGTACAAAAAACCCTTACGTAATCTTCGCAAGGGTTTAATGAACCAAAACCTAAAACTAAACTTTATGAAAATCAAATATACTTTTTATATTTTAGATACACAATAGGAATTATTAAAAATAATAA